CTTTTTTCCTCTAATTCAAAAAGAAAATAAACAAAGAATTTTAGTTCTTCTAATATTTCTCCGTCAGTCATATCAAATACTTCTTCTTCTTTATTCTCCATATAAAACACCGTTATAAACACATTTATAATCAATAATAGCGTGAGGCTGTGCAAAGAATAAAACCTTGTCGCCATCTATTTTAAAAGTAACCTCTAAAAAGCCTTGACACCAATCAGCTATTCGACCTGTTGGTAGATACTCAACCGCTTCCATTAACCTTGTACATCCAACTTCAAACCAAGCGTTAATATTATGCCTATTACGAATGTATCGCATTCCTAATCTGTGTGAGTGTCCTGTACATCCACTTCCCCAATATTCAATTATATTCTTCTCGCTGGCATTCTTTGTTAAACTTAATCCGTGAGTAACATCAAAAATATCAAAGTAATTAAAAACATCCGTAGGGTCGTAAACCATATCATTTTCCGCCAAGTGTAACATTTCTTCAAACTTTGTACTTTCAAAATGTTTATATAAAATAGCTAACCTTGCAAGTTGCCCTTTGGATAATAAAAAAGGCTTTGTAACTCGCTCATCGTGATTGCCAGTTCTAATGGTAATCTTTGCATCCGTACTTAATCTTAAAGGCTTTAGGATTTGTTCTTCGGTATATTTAAACTCTTCTACCTCACTATAACCGTTTAAAATACCATCTAAATAAAGTTTATTGGTATGTTTAGAAACAAAAGGTAAGTCTACTATATCTCCGTTAATACAAACCTCATCAAACTTATTATGTTTAAGAACATTATTAATAACTCGTAAACATTTAAGGTCAGCTAACCAACCGTGAGGGTCAGAGAATACAAATAACTTGTAGGTTTTTTTATCCGTTAGCTTTTTTAACTGGTATTGATTATACTCAGTTTCTGATAGTCTTGGTCTGTACATAGTTTTTTTTCTCGAAAGTAGTTATTATTTATCTATTATTCAAAGGCTTATGATTTATAGTAGTCATATAACCTCCAATAGCAATTAAAGCTGATAAAAATAATTTAAAGCCTGTGTTAAAACACCATACAAAGTTATCCCAATCAATCGTAACCCAAGCATTTGCAATAGCGACAATAGCACCAAATATAGTTGATAGTATGTTATTTAATTTTCGCATATAAATTGAACTCCCTTAATCTTCTTCTCATTAATCCTTTACTCACTACACCACCTGCTTTAATCCACATCATAAAGCCTACTTTAATTTTTTCAATAGTTTGTCCGCCGTTAATAAACTTAACCAAAGAAGATTTTGCAAACGCTCCACATCCTATGTTGTAACAAAGGCAGAATAAAGCATCAAATTCATTCTGTTTAAGCGGTCTAATGACATATCTCTTTATACAATTAGCGTAAGTATCGGAAGTGTCCATAAATAGCTTATAAGCCTCCTCTTGCGTTATCTTATCGCCTTTCTTTACAGGTTGTCCGTTATCGTATTTAGTAGAACCAATTCCTATTGTCCAAACTCCAGCAGTACACTGATAAGCATCTAACTTTAAGCCTTCAAACTCAACTAATAGCTTTAATCCTTCTTCGCTTATTTGTGCCATAAGAAATCTTTAATAAAAGTTACTCCTGTGATAGTTAATATAAAAGCACCAATTCTAATAGCCCAATTTATGCCTGTGTTATAATCTCTAACTTCTTGAACGCTTTTTTCAGTATCTTCTAAAGCATCCTCAATTGTTTCCAATCTTTGTAAGATTCCATTTCTATTTAGCTTTGAACCTGTAATAGCCTGGCTAATCATTTCAACATTAATTGATAATGTTTTTAATTGGTCGTTTATTTCTTTTAACTCATTCATTACTCGCCTGATTCTTGTATGCTACTTGTTGTACTTCCTGGTTCGCCTTGACCTGCACCTGTGTCATCTTTAGTAGTTGACCAAGAACGGAAACCTGTTTCTAATTTATCAGTTTGGCTTTGGTGTGTGGTTATGTTTGTTTTATTTGATACATAATCAAAAGATGCTTCGTGCATAAAGTGTAAGCCTTGCGCTAAAGCAATATTAAAGACTTGCCCAAAAGATATATCCTTACCATAAACATTACCTGTAAATTTCTGCCAGGTAGCTTGATAAAAAGATAAGATTGAACGAGTAATACATTCTTGCATCGGTCTGCCTAATATAAGTTCTGAAGCAATTTCCCAAGGTCTTAACCATCTATTAGAATTTTGGATTAAATTAAGTTCTCCTTCAGTATTATAACCGATAAAATCTTCTATAATTTGTGATTCCGATTTATTAGCTATACCACCGTGATATTGACCCTTATCTATTTTATAAGTATTCGAGAATGGCTTAACTAAAGTAGAATCGTTAGGAATATTTGTAGCATTATAAATAAAGCCTTTAGTGTTTTTATATCCTTGTGGAATAATACTCACTTTAATATCGTCAAAATATGTTTGATGAACATTAGCCGTATCAAAACTTCTTTGTGGTCTTAAAACTAAAGTACCAAACTCATATAAAGTAGTACCATCACTTAAGCTATTTTGGTCAAATTTAGATAAACATTTATATTTCATCCACCTATTTTTATCACTCATAAAAATTGGCATCCTAAATGCTGCATTCCATAAAGCAGAAGTTACAACACTATAATAAGTACCTGTTGAATCTAAATATCTTGTAGTGTAATTACTTGGTGTACCATCTTTAGATTTAGCAAATGCTATATTAATACCATCCCCATCTGTGTGCGAATCATCAAAATAAACCGTACACTCTACTTTAATAGCAAAGAAATTATAAAATCCAAAAGGAGAAATATTATTTGTAAGCCTAAAAGTATTAGATAAATAAATATCAAGGTTTAAACCACCTGTAATATCTTCATTTTCTATTACTGATAAAATTCTATTATCAAATGGTCTATCTTCTCCAGTTGCATTTGCAAAATCAAAAGGACTTTCAAGCTGCCAATCGGCTGGTACTGTTGTTGTACTTCCGTAATCCTTAAAGAATCCGTAGTTATTTATTAAATTTCTTTCGTAGTATGGATAGTTAAATTGAACATTTGTTAATCTTTTATTTAATGTTACTACCTGATTTACATCAGACCATTTAACATTACCTGAATTACCAATAGAAGAGTAAAAATCAAAAGTATATTCACTTAAATAAGTTCCGTCAATATCGTATATTAAACCATTTTGAAACTTTTGTGTAACTGATACATTATCAATTAAAAGATATCCTGTTGAATCATCGTTATTATTATAAATATTAAAATCAAATGTACCCGCACTTGCAGTATAAGTAAATTCATAATAAACCCAATCATCAGAAGTAACTTGACTAAATACTTCGTTAAAATCTATTTCAATTCTTACAACTGCTTTTGGTATAGCTCCTGCATCAAAATTCTTTGCCCAAAAAGAAACAGTATATTCAGCAGCTTGAAAAACTAAATCTTGATAAACATATGAAGCATTATCCCCAAATATTTTAGGACACTGGCTACCGTTTAAACCTCCTGTTGCACTATTAACTACATCCCCTGTTATATCCCAATATTCATAAGTAGGAGGTAAAGCACCACTTATACTAAATGTACCATCAGTAACTAAATCGTTTACAGCTAAATCATTAATAGCAACTACATACCAAGTAGCATCTTTATTAGATTGATAAACTACGCAACCTAAAGATTCCATTAATGAACCTAAAAGAAAATAGCAATCCTTTGGCTCAAATGTAGACCAATCAACTGAAGAATATTCCGATACCTTTAAGTTAGCTAAATTAACAAGAGTACCATCTAATTTAAATTGACTAAAAAAAGCAACATCTAATTCGCTTCCAGTCTTTTTTAATAACCTACAAACAAAATCATTTATATCTATACAAGTATCAACGCTTGTGTCATTGTATAAAGCGTAATAATCTTCCCTTGTGTATTTAATATCTTTTAAAACTGCAATATTATCAGTAGCAGTTAATTGTAAATAGTATTGTTCTTGCCATTCGTATTGAATAACATCAGGCAAAAGAAAACCAACCCACTTTAAAGTTTCAGTAACTCCATTAGTTTCGTAAAGGCTTATTTTTAAAGAATATTCATCATTTTCAAAAAAGAAATCAGAAGGCTGAACAGCAGAATTGTAAGGAATGAAACATTTGATATCGGCATAAGAAGCTCTAATAGGAGCAAAGATATTGTCTTTATTAGCTTTATAATTTAATACAAACGCACTATCTTGTGCTGGGACTAACTCTATTACATCGTAAACCACTACGGTAGCTTCTTGTTTCTCAAACTTTACTTGATAATACAAATCAGTACCTACTTGGTCTAATCCTTTGAATTGTAAATTATAAATATGATTGTAAGCCATTATACCACCCTCGAATTTTTAATTGCTTCGTTATTTAATAATAATCTCATTTTATCGCCCATTATATCTATTTGGTAACCACCTTGACCTACTGTATTTGTTGGCATAGCAATCATACTTCCTTTACCACCACTACCTAAAGTAAAAGGATTAAAACCTAAACCGCCCATAGTTTTAGCAATATTACCAATAGAACCTAAAGAAGAACCACCTGCACTTAAACCACCTGTTATAACAAATAATACTACTGCTGCTGCAATCGCTGCTGCTAATTTTATCATTAAACCTTTTAAAGCATTTAATATTCCTTGAAAGGCATTTTGACCTCCATTGGCTATTGTAGTGAACATCTGCTCAAATCCACTTTGTAAAGTACCCATCAATAAATTGGATGCTGCTAATGTTTCTTTTTGATACTCTAATAATGCGTTAGTTTTTCTTATGTTTTCTTGTTCTTTATCATATGCCGCTTGGTTTGCCTGAATATTTGATTCTTTTAAACCACCTAAAGAAGCAGGAGCATTTGGAATTTGACCAACACCTTTTGTAGGTGCTACAAAATCAATAGTTTCTCCAATTATTCGTTTAGTTTTTTTGGCTTCTGCTGCAATCGCTGCATTTTTAGCCGCTAAATCTTTTTGCAAACCAGCCATTTGAGTATTAGCATTGCTTCTTAAATCTTTATAAGCATTAAAATAAGAAAATGCAATATCTCTATTATGCTCATCAGTTTCATTCAACATTGCTTGTTGATAAAACTCTAAATTAGTTTGAATAAACTTTAATTGTTGATTTAATTTACCAATATTATCTGTTGAACCTATTTTAGATAATTGAGCGTTGTATTCTTTTATTACAGCCCTTTGTTCGGTCATATTAAGACCTTCCATAGCAAACTGTTGCTTTTTAAGGTCTAAATTTATAATCTCATTAAAATAGCTTAATGCCTTTTGTAATAAACCTACAAATGTAAATAAAGCACCACTATTAATAGACCCGATTGTAGTTTGTAATTGTGTAAATGAATCTTGTACATTGGAAATTCGACCACCTAAAGTACCCGATATTTTTTCCATTGAACCCGAAACACCTTCGGCAGCACCTAAAGATAAAACATAACCTCTAATTGCTTCGGAAGTATTGTCTACTTGTGTTTTAATTCCTTTGAATGTGAATGTAACTTGGTCTCCAGCGACTGCTGCTCTTACTCCAAATTCTTTTAAACGCTCAAATTCGCCTGTCTGCGCATCTAAAATTGCTTCAGCTAATTGGTCAAAGGATTTGCCAGTAGAACTCGCTAAATCGCCTAATAATCGCATTTGTGTAATATTAGGAGTAAAGCCTTGATTTGCTAATTTAACAAACGCTCCTGTTAATTCATTTATTTGAAATGGAGTAGTAGCAGCAAATTGTTGTATTTGTGATAAAGCTAATTGAGCAGCAGAACTGCTACCCAAAGTATTTGATAAAACTGCTTCAAATTTTTGAAACTCTGATGTTGCAGCTATAATTCCTTGACCAAAGCTAACAACCGAACCAATAGCAAAAGCACCTGCAACAATACCACCAACTTTAGAAGCAGCAGACCCAATTGCATCAAAGTCTTTTTCTGCATTCTTACCTGTATTGGTTGTCTTCTCGTTAAACTTTGTTAATTGTGCAGAAGCACTATCTAAACCCGATTTAAGACCTTGTATCTGTGCGGTTAGTTCAACTATTAATTTCTCGTTTGCCATCTTTTAACTTCTTTAAGATTTCTTGTTTTTCTTCATTTGATGTTAATTTCTTTGGCACTCTATTTATTATAGCAAACTTATCAGTCCAT